AATTGATTCATGATACTTTAAATTATCAAAATGATTTCATACTCAAGCTTTCTGGATATTTGAACTATATTAATTTGGTCCTTATTGTGATTTGCGCTATTCAACTTTCAACAATTTTTGTGGGTGATTTAAGCTATATTAAAGAAAATATTAAACAAATGATGGGTTTTGATAGGGATCCAAATCAGACATGGATGTTTGAGAGTAAGTTACAACGTAGGAGAAATCATCTTAAATTATGTGCGGAGCAAGATATAGAAAAGAGAGGTAATATTAGGCCAGAGGTTGCTAAGGCTATTAAAAATTATGATTATGAATATGAAGATAAGTTAGGTCTTAGGTATGATAGGTACTTTCCATCTGAAGAAGAAGGTAAAATGTACGCACCAGATGCAAGAGATGGAACAGCTAGGGTAAGAAAGGGTGTAAAATTTATACCAGAGAAGGTTAAGCCTAGGCATAATTATTCAATGGAACAAAATTCAAACGATATCCATTCTAAGGTTGCAAATAATTTAGGTAAAATTACTAATACCAGGACTCAAAATACTCTTTATGTTCTAGTGGTGGAAGGCAGCATCATTTTAATTCCAAATCACTTCTTCAGAACATCTTTAGAAGGAGATATATGTCAAATTGAATTTCCCCAAAGGAAATTGAAATTTGATTTTTCAGTTAATTTTGATAATTTACTACCAATAAAAATGACTGAAAATTTGGGAGATGGAATCTGGAGTGATCCAACTGATCATGATGTTGCTTTTTACTCTCTGGGATTTTCTTTGAGTGGTTTTAAGTCCTTAAGGAAAAATTTTATTAAACACGAACATATTGATAGGGTTAATTTACAACCGGGATCTAGGATAACAATTTCAAAAGAAAATGGGTATGGGATGGTTCAAACAGTAAATAAGTGGAATATTGCCAGTGCATTTGTACAGATAACTTTAGCAGACGGTACAGAGAGAATGGTCAATTATAGTGATAGGGTTTGTGCAAGTATCGCAGGAGAGGTTGGAATGTGTGGCGCACCGTATCTTGTCAAAAATACTGTTTATTTTGGTGATACTAGTGTTATTATGGCAATCCATCAATTTGGCACTAAATCTAATAGTGGAGGAGGATTTGTCACTCAAGACATGATTCAATATGCTATTGATTATTTTAAACCAATTACCAGATTAAATGAGAATGTTGATAATGATATTACGGTAATGCGAGAACAGAATGGTTATTTTAAGAATGAAGATACTATGCACTATACGGGTATTAGGAAGGCTAAGGAACATGAAACTTGTTTTAATTTTGGTAAGTCAGTGATTAAGAAGAGTCCTTTATTTGGGTTGTTTCCTCAAACACATGAAAATTCAGTATTAGATTCCTTTGATAGGAGATTGGCAGATCCTAAAAATTTTGATTATCAAATGATTAATAAAACTAATAAACCATTCGAAGCTAAATTTCCTTTAACTAAAGAGATTGTAAGTAAGGTTAAAAAATTCTTAGTTGATACTTGGTTAGATTGTAC